TGACAGGCTCATGGTGCGATTCCGAAAAGTGTGGAGAAATGTACCAGAGGACGCGGAGGTCGTTGCTGGTGTTCTAATTAACGTTGAACAACGTTTTAACCAAACGGGTAAAGCAGCTGATAAGATGACCAAAAAGGTGCTTGATTTTGCTCGTATTCTTGGTGCTGACCCAGTAACCGCTAGCCGTGAGCTGGGGATGTGGTTTCAACAGAACGCCATTAAGGGTAAGAAACAAGCAGAAGCTATGGACATGATAGCGTATGCTGCCCAGAAGTCAGGTATTCCACTTGATAGACTTCTAAGCTCACTAAACAGTCATAGTCAGATCATGCAGGAACTTGGTTTTGATTACCAAGAACAGATTGCCTTGTTTGCCTCATTTGAGAAAGCTGGTTTGGGAGCCGAGAACATGACCGATGCTTTGCGTATGGCGCTTGCTGCTGTTGCAGAGGGCGGCTTTGCAACTGGAGAAGAGGGCTTACGCTCATTCATAGATGAAATCAAAAAAGCACCTTCGGATTTGGAAGCTACTAAAACCGCTATTGATATCTTTGGTCGGGAAGCTGGGCCAAAGCTAGCTGCCTCTATTAGAGAGGGCACTTTTGATATAGATAAATGGGTAGACAAACTCAACAAATCAAAGGGAACGGTTCGTAAAACAGCCGATGCAACTATGCAGCTTAGTGATCGTATGAAGATGCTGGGTAAAAAGATACTTGGTCTCTTCGAGCCAATCGGCAAAATATTTATTTATGCTTTTGAAGACGTTATTCTCCCAGTACTAGAGAAAGCTGCTAACTATACAGATAAATGGGCTGACTCAATGGACAAAGTACCGCGCCCCGTATTAGCAGCCATAGGCACAGTGCTGACCTTAATTGCCCTTGTTGGGCCGTTGACAGCAATACTTGGCTGGCTCGGCAACTTTGCCATTCTCAAGTATGGACAGATAGCGAGTGGCATTGCGGCTATCTATGAATTTGTCTTTCTAAAGACAGCGGCTCTAGCGTATGCCGCTGGTATAAGTATGGGCTTGGCTTTTGGTATAATTCTGCTAGTCTTAGCAGCCGTAGGTGCGGCCATCTATATCATTATCAAACACTGGGACAAGTTTGCAAAAGTCTTCCAGCCTGTCATGGGTGCGCTTGCTGAACTGTGGAAGACGCTGAAAAAGACCTTTGGTGAACTATGGGCTATTTTAAAACCACTACTCATACCGGCGCTCAAAAAGTTAGCAATCATCGTTGGCATAGCTCTCTTGGGAGCGTTCGGTGGTTTAGCTATCGTTCTCATTCTCCTTATCAATATCATCACGGCTATAATCAAGTGCTTTGTCGGTCTGGGCAAAGTCATTTACGGTGTGTCTCAAGTTATGCGCGGTTTCTTTACAGGCAACAAAGCGCTTATGGACAAGGGTATCAAGAACATCAAAGATGGCACTAGTGAAATAGGCGGTGCTATGAAGACTATGGTTATGGATACCGGTAAACAAATTGGTGAAGTCATTAAGGGTGTTGCCGAAGGTACTATCGCTATGATGGACGAGTTTAACAAGGACGCGACCAATAAGGGTGCGGAAGGTGGGAAAGCAAGCGCCAAGGCATTTGAGGATATGGACGCGGACGAGCGCAAGAAAGCACATAAGAAACGAATATCCGATCAAACAAAGAAAAACAAAGAGATGGCCAAAGAGTATGAAAAGGGCGGTAAAGCGGTTGGTAGAGCTTATCGTCAGGGCTTTGCGGGAGCGACAGAGGAGAAAGGTGCGGGGACAAAAGCGAACGAGTTTGAATTGACCGCTCACCTTCATCGTCGCCAAGCTTACTGGGATGCGTATATTAAGGGAGATTTTGACGCTGCTAAAAAACAGTTGGCTATCGCTGACAGATTTCAAAAGAAAGCGGATAGACTCAGAGGTAGAGATTATAAAGATAGAGAACGAAAACAAAAAGAGCATCAACGAAAAGCAGAGGGTCTAGCCTATATTGGTGGTAGAAAGATAGAGGGAATACTAAAGAGATCGCTTAATAAGCAGTCAGGTATATTCTTATTGAGTCGAAAACAGCGGTTAGCACTACAAAAGGGTTTTCATGTCAGGGAACAATTTGCTGAAAGAAATCACAATACAACACTGGCGGGTATCTTTCGTTTCTTCAAGAACCAGATAGCCAACCTTGACAATTTGTTTAATACACAAGCTACCAATCGGCGGAGAATACAGAACACTAAAACCCGGGGTGCAACCAAATGGCATTGGAGCCGCATACTTTTTATAACAGGTATGGCTCTGTTTGGCCCCGCTGGTTTGCTTAATATGTTTCTCTTATATGGAACAAGAGTTATAGCTTGGTTACGTGGTGCTTTTACCAGACAACGGAGTGCAACTAGAAACCATTGGACACTAACTAATATCCTTACCAGGATTGGGCTTACTCGGGTCTTCCTCACCATGAAAACGATGATACTTAACTTTGGTAATTGGTTGATTAGAGTACCAAAATATTTCTATAACATGATTATGCGCGGGGCTAATTGGTTATATCGAGCCGGTAAGAATCTTGTTAATCGTATGATTAAAGGAATCAAAGATAGAATCAAGGGTATCATTGGCGCTGGTAAGCAAGCTGGTAAGGGAACCAGGAAAGGTTACCGTAAGGGCGGTAAGGGAGCAGGCAACGATGGCAAAAAGGTTGGTGATGCTATCCGAAAAGGCTTTAAGAGAGGTACCAAGAAAGGTAAAGAAGACGGCAGAAAAGCCGGTAAGGATACAGGCGAGGGTTTTAAGAAAGGGGCTAAGAAAGGACAGAAGAAAGCAGGAAAAAGAACAGCCAAAGATTTTATCCAAGGGATAAGAGAAGCCCTTGGTATATCATCCCCGTCAGAGGAAGCAAGAAAACTCGGTGTAGCCACTACCAAGGGTTTCAACGAAGGTGTTGGTTGGAAGAAACTAAAGGTATCAGCTAAAGAGAATATGATAGCGGTAACCCAAAATATGCAAGGGGTTCTAATGGAGTTTAATGAGTGGCTTAGAGGTTGTCCTAAACTCTGGAAACACACCTTGTTACTGAACGCTCACTATATGGGAGAGGCCGGTATACAACTTGCTAAGACCCTTATCGGTGCTGTCAAAGACCGCTTGGGTATCAAGTCACCGTCTAAAGAGTTTCAAAATATAGGTGAACAAATGATTATGGGCTTGATTCAAGGATTAAGTACAGAGGACTTGCTTGCCATATTAAGCGCCCGTTTTGGTGGTTGGGTAGAGTTTGCTAAACATATTCTTGATATAATACAAGGTAATATGGGCCAAGGTTGGGCTTGGTTGACTGAGTTCTTAGGTACCGATGCTGAACAGCTATTCAATGCTCTTAACGAACGGTTTGGAATGGTTGGTGGTTCGCTTGGGGGTGTTGAAATGACACCGGGGATACCTCTTTTAGAGGCTATTTTCGCTTGGGCAACAGCCCAGCTACCGAATGAATCCCACTCTATAACAAGCCGTTACCGTGAAGGGGCGGGTAGTTGGCATGGCAGAGATGGTGGACGAGCCATTGATATTGCTCCTGGTAGTAATGCACTTGCTAAAATATTAGGTCAACTTTTTGGTGTCACTGATTGGGGCTTTGGCATGATAGATAACGAATTTGGTGAACTTATCTGGCAAGCACCTGGTCACTATGACCACATTCACTTGGCTATTATCGCTATCTCTGATTTTCTTAGAAGTCTTGGCACTGCACAAGGTGGCGGTGGAGATGTTTGGGGCCAAATGTCGTCATATTTTGGGGCAAGAGGTAAGTTTTCCCATGAGGGCGGTGGAGGTGCCAGAGAGTTAGCGGCTTTGAAGACATTGATTGGTAGAGAATCAAGTTTTGACCCGCAAGCTCAGAATCCAAACTCTACTGCTTGGGGCTTGTTTCAGTTCTTAGATTTCAACTGGCCCGAATATTTACCGCAAGGTAAAAACAGTACGGTTGCCCAACAAATAGAGGGCGGTTTCAGGTATATTACTGACAGATATCATGGTAGTGCGATAGAGGCACTTCAAAAACATGATGCTGTTGGTTGGTATGCAGGCGGTGGTTTGGTATCTGCTACTCTCCATTCCGGTGAGCGTGTACTAACACAACAACAAAATCGTTGGTTCACTTCTCTTGCCAGGCCGCTGAGCGCTTTGACAAGCGGTGGTAACGTTGGTAAACTACCTGTAGGAGAACTAAAAGTTGCTATGCCTACGGGCACTACCTTCAAGATCAAGAACTTAAGAGAGGGCATTATAGAGGTAGTAGACGAGGGTATTTATGACCACGTTGAAAAGACAATAGCCGTAGATGAGTGGGTGAAAAAATAAATGCAATATGCTGGTTGGTCAAATATAACAATTGACACTTGCGTTAGACAAGAATGGCCTAACACCAATCTGAACCAACGCAAGTATCTACAGATGCGTAATACTACAGGCTACCATGCGTTTATCTATCTACGGCCTACTCGCCCTGCTGGTACTGCCAATCCAGACAACAAAGTAGTAAAAGCCGTTTGTCGGCTTACCCAAAAGGGCAACTGGACAAGCTCTGGTAATATCTATTTCCAAATGCTTAAAGCCCCCTTTCAAGAACCATCGGTCACTTGGAATACAGCACCGAACGTTCGTAGTGAACAGTCTGCTTTGATGCAGTTTCCCATAACCGGCCAGCAAGAGGGCTATAACCATGAGTTCGATTTAGGATATATCTTTGATACCGCTTGCTCCTATGGTTGGCCCTATTACGGCTTTCGTATTTATACAAATATCAATGCCTCCAACCTGTACTTTTTCAGTGAGTATGATGTAGGTGCCTCCGTACCAAGACTACCGAGAATGTATTGGGAATGGGGTGTTGAGCCGTCTGCTCCTTTCAACCTAGCGCCATCGGATACCCGTTCCTTAGTCAAGCCACGGTTTACAGCTAGTTCAGGCGGTAAAGAGGTAGCCAGTTTCAGGATTCAAGTTGCTGAAAATCCTAACTTTTCCCCGTCTATTCGGGATGTGAATATTGTACCTGACTATACAGGCGGTACCTGGCCGAAACGAATTGATTACAGACCTGGCGCTGAGTTCGCTGCTTTGTCTACTAACTCAACGTACTACTGGAGAGTCAACTTTCTAAGTGGTAGTGGAATACGAAGTCCTTGGTCGAATGTAGTAGAGTTTCGTATATTTACTAAACCAACGGTTGCTATTACCCATGTTGCCGGTGATACTACTAGTGATGTTAGCCCCTTGCTCACTTGGGATTATACGCCTGGTGAGGGCGGCGCTCAGACTAAGTATTGGGTAACGGTTGCTCGATTCAATATAGCACAAAATACCTTTGTGCCTCCTTACTATGATAACTCTCTCAATAAGTGGGTTGATGGTTGGGGTACTGGTATTGTTAACTCGTCTAATGCCTTTGTACAGGTACCCGATAATGCGCTTGAGGTGGGACAAACCTACGTTCAAATTGTACGTGTATACGATTCTATGGAACGTGACATTGACGCTTTTGATACTGCCTACTCCTTTGATAGAAATGAGTGGAGAATAAATCCCGATCTGACTATTACACCGGTCGTAGACTTAACGTTAACCCAAGAAACTCCCTCTAAGGTAACAGCACACGGCAATGCCCCAATAGTTCACTTGGAATGGGATAAGTTGGCGGCACCAGATCAGTTCAAGGTATATCGAAAAGACCACGACTATGATGATACGGATTGGCGTTTAATAGATAGTGGGCCTCCCTCTGATTTTGGTGCTTGGTATGGCGGTGCGGCTTATCATATGTACGACTTAGCACCTGGTGGTGTTACTAGTGAGTATGCCATTCATGTGGTCGTAAATGGTAAGAGTTCAAGCGGTAGGACACAAAACCCCTATATGGCCCAACAGCCCTATGCCGCTGTTTGGCAGCTAATGTTAACAGGTGGAGCAGTCTGTACCTTGAGTCGTGAGAAAGAATACGGTGCTGTCGGCGGGTACTACATGCGACAAAACATCACCAACGGTGGCACTCACCAAGGACACTGCTATCTTATTCAACCGCTTAATACAGTATCAATAGGAACCAAGTTCAAAGCCTATATTCGCTTACGGTCAAGAGAGGGAAACAGACCTATCCAAGCGGTTATCCGAGAGACCGGCGCACCGGGTACAATATATGGGTATGTCGATATGAACCTAACCGGGGAATGGAGTTCTGCAATCTTTGAGGCTACAGTTACAGACGATGTTGGCGTTAGCTTGGTTCTTTATACAGGCAATAATACTAATGATGTAGATGTCGATTACTTCTATGCTAATATCCAGGGAATGATTGAGAACATAACCGTACCTACAGAGGGGTATTGGCTCATGGCAGAAGAAGATCACAACCTAATAATTCCGTTTACCAAGCATGTAACGATGGCAGATATCGAATACGATGAACTAGGAGAGCCGTTCTACCATCCGTTTGGTGGGCATTTTAGCGTTGTTCGTACCCCGAACGTAGCAAAGAAGATAACGATAAGTGCTTACATAAGAGCCGAGGAAGGGCTTATCAAGTCCTTGGAACAAATGATTAAACGAAACCTTATCTGTTCGTTGTCGTCTTCTAAGGGTATGATTACCAGAGTAGTGCTTGGTAAGAATCCAAGAATGTCAGAGGTTAAAGAGCTACACGGACTACGTATGTACGAGGTGCAAGTTACTCTCTACGAAGTAGGCTGGCCTAGATGATAAATATGTCTCGATACTATGACGATTATATAATGGATTGCTTAGAGGCTGCTTTGCTGTCTCCCAACCAACGGGTACGTCCTCGCGTCATGGTATATGATGGTATTACCGGTGTGATAAAAGAAAGATGGACAGAGCTAATCACCGGCTTAGTTACCCTAGATGTGGACACTAACCCACATAGCCGTTTGGAGATCACCATACATCGGCCCAAAACCACTCTTTCACCTGGCGATCTTTGGTTAAATGATCTCTACCAAGCTTTCTATGAAATCTATGTTAAAGAACTGGATTCGGACGCATACAATCACGAAAATGGTGGCTGGGTATCTATCCCCGTGTTCGCGGGGCTTGTCATACCGGGTAGTATCCGAAAAGCAGAACAAGATTCTTCCATAGTTACAATAGTTGCTTATGGGTTTGAACAGCGCTATATGTATCCTTTGGGGGTTGTTATGAAAATACAAAAAGGTGCCAAGCACTCAACCGGTATACGACAAGTTCTTAACAACTACGACTATGAACTTTGGGGAGTAGGAGAGCAGTATACATGGCCACATCCCGGCGAAACAGGCCCACACACACCTGAAATACAAACGACCCCGGGACAGCTGTTAAAACCCTTTTACTATGGAACAGAAAACATCCAAGATAACGCTGGTAGGAAAAATGAACCTGTATCCGTTTCTCCTTGGCAGGCTATCAAACGTTTAGCTAGTGGGGCAGGTGGTTATGTTTCTCGGTTCGATGCCAACTTTAGGTTCCACCTCCATAAACAATCTTACTCACCAGTTGCTAGGTTTACCAAGAGTGAAAAGAATATTGTTGCTATGCCACAAACCGTGGCAGAACTTACAGACTTTGTTAATCGAGTAGTTGTATGGGGCGCTCAACCAGAGGGTAAAGCACAGATTAGAGGGGAAGCTACCGCCTATGCACCTTATCGACCAACGGATTTGAAATGGTTGTTGGTTGAAGAGTATTCAGAGGGTGAAGCTACTACCGTCAAAGCCGCCAATGATCTAGCAAAAAAGCGCTTACAAGATAAGAACGTAGCAGAGTTGACTATAACCGTCGATACTTTTACGGAGGCAAGACTAGAGATCGGCGACTACATACAGGTTGCTAATCCTGGTGGCGACGAATACTACACCGTACCGGCAAAGTCTTTTACTATCCCATTAACCACTGATGCAGCACAGGCAATAACCTCTAGTCGAAAGAGAAAGGCACACCGCTTAATGAATCTGGGAGCAAGGAAGGTGAAAAAATAATGAATGGTGTACTTGTTAATGTGTCAACTCAAATCATCGGTAGTGAGCTATCACAAAACTATACCGATGGACTTGAACTCTACGTAGATGATATCTCAATCTTTGGTGACGAGGGGATACTACAGATAGGAACCATTTGGTCAGAGGCTAGAGAAACGGTACCTTACACTACAATTACCCATACAGATGAATTTGACGAGCCTTATTTGGAGCTAGGGCTAGAGCTTGTAAATGATTACGTTGTCGATGAAAACGTAGTTCAGCTATATCCACTGGTAGAGGTTAAGATGGCGACAGCCTATTTGCCCGGCAGTGGCGATATTGAGGTGCCACTTAGCAGTGGGGTATGGCAATTGGTAGAGGATGGTACCAGAGATGAAAACGAAGGGGAAATTGTTGTCATACAAAATGGCATGGTGACCTCGTTGTACGGCACACCGCCGTCTATCTCAGGAGACTACATAGCCTTTATTGAAGCTGGTAAGATAAGTGCCGGTGTGATTGATGCCAACGTAGTAACTATCGCTAGTCAAGACAACAACACAGTGGTTGATTCTAATGGAATAAAGGTAACCGCTGCAAACGACCCCAATTCTTTTGTACAGTTAGA